CCTCGCGCCGTCCTCGCTGGGAGGCGTAGTGGTGGGACAGTTTATGGAGGAGTTTGTCGTACTGGTTGAAGGCTTGTTCGATCTGTTGCTTGGTCATTTGGTTTGGTCTTTCTTGGTTAGGGTTAGGTTGCTGAAACGAAGTTTGCATCCACGCCGGAAAATGACCTCGTTTCCTTTATTGGGGAGGATCTCAACAGTTCTCGGAGGAAGCGAATCCCACGCGGAGCATGAACGCGACCTTCCGCCAATTCAATCGCTTCCGCGACTGATACTTCCGTTCCATCCCACCGGGAGTGGAAACTATCCACGGAGCGAGCAGCCTGTGACGACCAATTCCCGGACTTCCAGGAAAGCAATCGTCCGGTCGCGGAAATAATCGTATTTTTCCCCACACAGGCGATCAATCGGGAGCAGCCCCATGCCCAACGCGAGGCCGATCCACGAGCTACTTGCACGCAATACACTTTTACTTTTAGGTTCTGGTTCATTTTCAATTCTCCTTCGTCATTGGTTAGGGTTTTAACTGCTACCATCCGCCCGGTCCACCCTTGTGGTTCTTGGTCTCCGGGCAAGGCCGACTGCTCATCGTCACCCAATGCAGGCCTTACGATAGGCCAGCTCGGCTTCCAGCAGGGCGACCTGGGCCACCTTCACCGCTTGGCTCTTGGGGGCGCGGGGCGTCGACTTGATCGAGGCCTTGAGCATTTGTTTCTTCGCGGACATTTCCTTGAGCACTATCCGCTTCTCGGTGATGACCTGCTTCGCCGCTTTGATATCTGCCGCAGCCATCGACCGGGTTTCCTTGACGGCCTTGAGCTGGGCATATATCTCCGCACGGGCCGAATTGATTTTCGGACTCGGGTCAGTCCCCATCGCCCGCTTCGGTCCAGCATTGATCTCTTTGATCCGCTTGTAGTCGATCCGGGCCTCGTCCAGTTTCCGCTTGGCCGCTTCAATCGGGTCCACGGGGAGCTTCGGGGTCTGCTTGCCGACATTTGAGTGATTGACTACCGTAGCTTTATTTTCGTTTTTCATTGTTATTCCAATCTATTGTTTGGTTAGGGTTTCTCGAACACCGACTACCGATCACGTTGCCCAATTCATATTATGCCCTCCGTTTGGCTTGACAAATTAATAGCTCCATCCTGTTATCCCTTCCAGATCTCCATTAGGTCGGAGGCGGTAACATTCGACACCCCATCCCATAATGAGGTATACCCATTCCCCGTGTCGGAGCCATTCGTGCCGGATACTGCGTATTTTTTCCATCGCCTGTCCTCCTTGCTTGGTTAGGGTTTTCTGACTCATGTAAGTAATATAATTTAATTAATTAAATAGGTCAACAACAAAATGAAAGTATTTTCACTATTTTTTATCCCTTCAATATCAACGAGTTACAAGCCCAAATCCAGCCCAACCCTTAAAAAGCATATGAAAACCGACCCAGATCCATTATTATATTCGTACAAAAGCAGGAGGACTCGATGAGCAGGACTAACGCGGAAACGGGGACAGTAGGGGAAGAAGCCGAGGCCGGTCTTGGGACCACAAGCGACCCAGTCAATTTCAATCCTGTCCCTGTATCCCTTTCCAAGCAGGGGAGGGGATAAGTGAAGAGCATATCCATTCAGTGCACGTGCGGCTCCAGGATCGAATTCCAAGACGCCGCTGAATCCACAATCAATTCCAATGGCGCTCCAGATAAGCAAGGCAGGCGATTCCTGATCGAGGTTCGCGCCGATGAATGGCAGTCCCGTCACCAGAAGTGCATAGATATAAAGAACCAACTTCTGATCAAAGCCAGCGAACGAAAACCAGAACCCAGAGTAGTCAGGGCGTCGGACGGTAAATCACTATAGAGAGTATTGATATGCAACGGCCAATCAATGGTTTTAAGAAGGGCCAGTCAGGAAACCCCAAAGGCAGGCCCAAGGGAATCAAGACCATCCCCGAGATGCTGAGGGAGATAGGCGACAGGCCGGTGGACGATGTGCTATTGGCCAAACTCCATTCCCTATATGGCCCAGCCCACAACCCGAAGACCCTTCACGAGGCGATGCTGATGGCCGCCACCAAGGACGCTGCCAAGGGAGACAAGGACGCCCGCGAGTTCATAGCCAACCGTACTGAAGGCAAGGTAACTGACAAACTAATCCTCGACGACCAGACGCCGCGTGAAGTGATTTTCAAGGAGGAACGGTTAGGAAGTTACTCAGCGACGACTCCCGTGGCTGTCGTGCGTACGATCATAAGGGACAAGCCGAATGTCTAATCAGGACTCAATCACTATTCCCGCCCATCGTGCCCAGCTCGATTTTATGGATGAGCGGGAACATCCTTATGTAGGATTTGTAGGTGGACGGGGCGGGGGCAAGAGTTGCGCGTTGGCATTGCGATTGTACAAGGCATCGATGCAAGAGCCGGGACCATATGGCATGTATGCACCGTCATATCCGCTGCTCAATGACACTATTCTCCTTGAGTTCCAGAAGATAGCCAAACACCACATAAAGATCCCACTCAATGGCGACAACAACATCACGATGGCCAGCGGGTCGCAAATAATGTGCCGCTCGCTGGATGACCCAGAACGGGCACGTGGCCCTTCCCTCCGTGGTGCCGTGTGGGACGAGGCAAGCTTGTGCAAGCAGACCGCCTTTGACATTCTTATTGGTTGTTTGCGTTATGAGGGGAAACAGGGTTGGCTTGCCTGCGCGTTCACTCCAAAGGGATTGACCCATTGGACGGCACAAGTATTCAACGACCCTCAGCGCCCGGACGTCAGGTGCTTCCGAGCCAAGACAGGGGACAACCCATTCAACCCACCTAACTTCGCCGAGACCCTTGCTCGCCAGTACACCAAGAAGTTTGCTCAGCAGGAAATAGAGGGTGGATTCATCTCGCTCGGCGGCACATTGGTGAACCGAGAGTGGTTCAGGATCGTGACTGCTATTCCCCCTCTTCGCTCCACAATCCGTTACTGGGACATGGCAGCTACGTTGGCCGACGGGAAAAACGACCCGGACTGGACGGCTGGTGCAAAGGTAGGCCGGACAGAGGACGGGCGGTGGATCATCCTTGACATGCGCCACGCCCGATTGACCCCAGGCGGGAACGAGATGCTTGTTGGTTCCACGGCAGCTGAGGATGGCAAGGCAGTCAAGATCGGTATGGAAGAGGAAGGTGGCGCGTCCGGTAAAAGTCTAATTGACCACTACCGGCGCTCAGTCCTTGTCGGCTACAACTTTCACTCCATGCGGCCTACAGGAGACAAGGTGGTCAGGGCGATGCCGCTGGCTGCCGCTGCCGAGGCGGGGAACGTGATGTTGCTGGCGGGCACGTGGAACACTCCGTTTCTTGACGAGGTCGAGTCTTTTGGCTACGATTGCCCACACGACGACCAGGTGGACGCTGCTAGCGGGGCAATCAACATGGCGTCCCCCAAGTTTATCAATCCCCATGCAGGAACATCGCCCCGGCCGGAAGAGCAGGAGCGTGGGGACATCAATGCATTCAAGGACATTCTCGATCAGGCCAAAACGCCTGCCGAGAGGGAAGAATTGCTAAGGATCATATATGGAACCGACAACCACAGTGGAGTCCTTGAAGAAGCAACTGCGTGAGCGGATGTCAGCCATGAAGGTAGCTGTCAAGCAGGCGCTGGGTGCTGGGCCGTTCGGGACAGGGGAGTCAAGGAAGGACTTTGAGGAACGCATCATGAACGACGAGAGTGCGTGGACAAGCACGAACGGAAGCGCACAAGGGATTTTGCCAAGATGAAGCGCAAAAAGAAAACAGTGGCATGGGTACTCATGATAGGAGATGACTTGCGACTGTTTTTTATATTGGATGTCAAACGAGCATTGTGGCTGAACCCAAACCTGATCAAGAGGGTTAAATGATCTTCCCTTCACAACAGCGCAAGGAGTCAATGGCCCTGGCCTTCGCCGAGCTGGACAAGGTGGCCAACCCGGTCATCTGCGAGGTGGGGCGGCTGCGCAACTCGCACGCGGGTGAGAGCGACGGACACAGCACGCTGACGTTCGCCGAGTACGTTAGCCAACAGGAGGGTATGCTGTTCAGCATCGATAAGAACCAGGACACTGAGGCGGTCTGTATTGAACTCATCGCCAGCAATAACATTCCTGCCAGGTATACCACTTTTATCCACGAGGATGCTATTAAATTCTTTGTAGATTGTTTGTCATCTGAGGGCATTAGGGTGTTTGACTTGCTCTACCTTGACGGGTGGGACCTTAATGATCTCAATAGTGCAAAGAAATACTGGCTTTGTTTTCTGCTGGCTAATCCGTTTGTTAAACCAGGTGGCCTCGTCCTGATAGATGACACCGGCTACCCCGACCTGGGCAAGGGTAAGCTGATCGTCCCGGTGGCGGTGCTGATGGGGTGGACAGTTCTGCATCAGGGATTTCAAACACTCTTAAGGAAACCATGAACATCTTCTCCCGAGCCATATCCAAAGCAGCCAGCCTGTTCCCGAAGGTGGTACAGGCATCCGTCCCATCTGGCACCCTTGAGTGGATGAAGCGGTTCGGCAAGATGCCGGACGTGAGCCAGGAGGCGTTGTGCAAAAAGTACTGGGGCTGGACTTACATGTGCGCTCAGGTCAGTGCCCAGCGGTTCGCCTCCACCCCGCTCAAACTCTACGCCTCCCGCTCCACTGGCCAGACCGTAGTCAAGAACTTCAAGGCTCATAAGGTGGATAAGAAACAGGCAATGTGGTTGAGGAAGCGGGTCGGCAAGAGCCTGCCACAAGTGGCCGGGGCGGAGGACTTCGAGGAACTCGAGGAGCACCCGCTCCTGGACCTGCTCCAGAACGTGAATGAACAGGAGAACTCCTATGAGATGAAGGCGCTCACGTGCACCCTGCTCGACCTGACCGGGGACGGCTACTGGTACATTGAGCGGGACAAGATGGGAGTGCCCGACAAGATGTTTGTGCTGCGTAGCCAATGGGTCAAGATCGTGCCAGACAAGGACAAGTTCATCGGCGAGTACATCTACGGCGTCAATCAGTTTGGACAGGAGTCCATCCACATCAAGCCTGAAAACGTGATCCACTTCAAGTATCCCAACCCGACCGACCCGTGGTACGGCATGGGGCCGGTACAAGCCGCCGCCTACGCCATCGAGTCAAACGAGCTGCGGGAGAAGTTTATCCTCGCCACGATGGGCAACATGGCACGCCCTGACATCATCGTCAAGTACATGGAGGGTGAGCTGGACCCGAAGGAACGGGGTCTGCTGGAGCGGGAGTGGAACGCGATGTTCCGCGGCCCCAAGAACGCGGGCAAGGTCAAGGTGACTGACTTCCGGTATGAGATCGACAAGGTGGGCTGGACGCCGCAGGAACTCCGGTTCAACGAGGGCGAAGACTGGATCATGAAAAAGATTTGTGGCGCTTTCCCGGTGCCCATTGGCCTGGTGGATACGGCACAGATCAGCCGTGCGCCGCGTGCTGGCATGGAGGGAGCCGACCTGTTCATGGCGCAGTTCAACACCCTGCCCCGGTGCACGCTGGTCGAGGAGAAGCTCAACGAGCAGCTCTGCCCGATGTACGACGGCGAGAGACTATTTTTAGCCTTTGACAACCCTGTGCCCAAGGACAAGAAGGAGCAGCTCAACGAGGACACTGCCAAATTGGGCACGGGCGCCACATTCATCAACGAGGTCCGCCAGCGGGACGGAGACGATCCTGTCCCGTGGGGCGACACGCCAATTTTCTTGCAGCAGGCCCAGATGCAGGCAGCTGCTCAACAATTTGCTCCGCTGGGGAGTTCGCCTCAACCGTCTGCGACAGGTGGGGACGCGGCCAACCCGGCAAATATAAACGCTAAAGCCCCAGCCCCTGACGGCGGCGGCTCTTCCGGCGGAGTGTCAACTGAGAAGAAACCCAAGGGGGAGGAGAAACCCACCGAGCCTATCGCCAAGTCCCTCCTCGACGGCAGCATGTCCATGGAGGTGGACGGCCAGTACGTCAGCCCGTCCCTCGCGGGCATCCCAGTCAGGTTGAGGGTGAGGAACGAGGGTGGCCGCTTTGACAGGAGGGGCGTGGGGCGATTGAGGGGGACAAGAGAAGTCGTGGAGAGTTTGAAGGCGGCTAAGGACGACGAGGATGGACGGTGGGTGACGATGAATGGCAGAGCGGTGCTTATCCGCGAAGGAGAAACGCCAGAAGAGGCATTGCAACGACAGGGGCAGCACTCTTCCGATCGGGGCTCTATGGCGGCGGCGTTGTCTACTACAGCGTCAGGCAAACTAAAGGTGCTCCAGGGGAAGAAGGCCGGATTGGATGCCAAAATGGAGATCGCCCAGCATCGTATGGCAGAATTACAGACAAGGCTGGATGAACTCAAGGGGAAGGGGCGGCGTAAAGGCGTGGATGAAAGTGAGCAGTCCATTGCCGACAGTATTGCTGAGCTGAAGAAAACAATTTTAGAGTATAAACAGGAACAGGACAAACTGGATGCTGAAATCGCAAAGTTGAAGAAGTCATGACCACCCAATTACAACCTATACTGAAGCCGGACAAGGTCCCTCCCGCCAACGAGGGCCGCGTCAACCCCCTGTCCGCCGACGAGCGCCTGCTCCGCAAGGCAGTCCAGCGCGTGCTCAGGGCGCAGGTGGCCGAGGTGCACGGCAGGCTGACGGGTGGGGCTGTGGAGAAGGGGGGCGAGGGGAGTGGCAACTTCGGCCACGAGGGGCGACCCGGTGAGGTGGGAGGGAGCGGGCCTGGTGGTGGATTTGTTCCCGATCAAGAAAAGTTAAAGACAGGGGCTGGGGCAAGTAGTGAATTTCAACGCGCCCTGCATTCTGAACTTTATGAAGGAAAGGTTTTACGGCTGTATCATGAAAGCCCAATCGAGAATCTGGACAGTATATTGAAGAATGGATTGACCAGCGGGGAATCGGCGGAGGGCACAAACTTCGCGACTGTTGGGAAGCCCTCCGATTTTATTACTACCCAAGATAAAATCATCGTCCGGTTTGAGGTGCCTGCAAAAGAACTGAACTTGGTAGTGCCCGATATGAGGTACGCGGCTAACGAGGGGGACGTTTCTCCCGAAGCTAACCTACTCAAAGAACATCATGGAGTCCATGGCGCAGATGTTGCTTTCATGGGGGAGGTTCCTCATTGGCGAATAGACCAAATAACAATTATTCGTGGAGGGAAAATAGAAAGCATACGTGGTGCCCAAAAATCCTTCAAATCTCGTTCCCCCACCTCCGCCGTCCCCTCCAACCTGACCAAGTGGGACAAGGCCATGGTGCAGGAGGTCAGGCCCATCTGGTTCGGGCTGTTCAAGAAGGGCGGGGACAGGGCGCTCAAGGAGATCAGACGGTTCCCCAGGCACGCGAGGAAGATGGCCGTGCTGAGCTGGGCCGAGATGCAGGCAAGCGAGCGGGTGGAGGTTGAAATTAAAGGGAGGATGGTCAGGTCTTCTTCTACGGACGTATACGACGCGGAAGACTCGGCTGGTTCGACTCCAGCCCTCCCTTCCAATAAAGCTAAACAACCATCCATCATCATCCCCGACTGGATCGAGGACCCCGACGTGCTGGACGCCCTGGAGCGGGAGATGTTCAAGTTCGCCCACGGCATCGACCAGACCACCGCCGACACCCTGCGGGACGAGCTGATGGCGGGGATGGAGGACGGCGAGACAATTTCCCAGCTGGCCAACCGGATCAGCGACATCAGCGACGAGTGGGTCGAGGGCTGGCGCAGCGAGATGATTGCCAGGACCGAGACCGCACGGGCCTTCACTACCGGGCACATCGAGGCATGGCGGTCCACTGGGGTGGTGAGTAGGGCCATATGGGTCGCAAGTAGCGACGCCTGTCCTTTTTGTTTGGCAATGGACGGGACTGCGGTAGAGTTGGGGGAGAACTTCTTTGACCAGGGAGACGAGCAGACGGCGGACTGGCGGGGGCAGGAGATCTCCATAGACCACGACTACAGTGATGTAAACGGACCACCGCTCCATCCGAACTGCAGGTGCGTTCTGGTAGCCGAGCTGGACGAGCAGAAGATGTTTGTTGTTAAGGGCGGGGCAGGTAGTGGCAACTTTGGTCACGAGGGCCGTCCCGGTGAGGTTGGTGGTTCAGGGGAAGGTGGCGGTGGGGGTGTGATTGCTCGGCAGATTTCTTTTGCTTCCGATATAACTTCGGAAGATAAAAAGATATTTTTTGATGCTGTTAATAGCATAGAGAATGCACTGCCGGGGTTCCGGTCTGTTTTGTCCGGCCCTCCTGAAAAGGAAGTGCCAAGCAAGTTTTCGCCATCAGGTGTTCGTTTGGTTGGTGGTCCCCAATTAACAGAAATAAATGTTCATCGAGAACAAGGTTTCGGTTATGGACAGGAAGGATCTGCTGTGGGTTCTGCTGGGAGGCCTGACAGGATAAGTATTTCAGTGAATCCAACGATGCCTCAGGAAGGTGCTCGATCATATTCTTTACGGGACGATGCTGGTGTAGTAGCTCGTCACGAATTTGGTCATGTTGCTGAATCTTCTCTTGGCGAAGATTATTTCAAATGGACTTCATTGTGGGAAAGAACCCCGAAACACATCACTCCTTACGCAGGGACAAACGAGCGAGAGGGGTTTGCAGAATCGTTCGCCGCCTTTACATCAAGGAGTTCCTCTGTGCGAGATTCACTGCCTAAAGAAATTCATGAGTTCTTTTCTACAGTGGTGAAAGATAGAATTAAACAGGAAGCTGAACAGAATAAAGGAAACTAACAGAAATGAAAACACTTTTGAAACTCGGCGAAATGCTCCAATACCTGCCCACCCAAGTAAAGGACGCAATCAACCACGTGGCCAAGGACTCGGGCCAAAAAACGGATGATCTCGAACTCCACCGCCACGGCCACAGTGAGAAGGCCGCTGTCAATGGGCTGGATCCGCGCAGCCGCTGTGCCCTCAAGTATGTCAGCGCCCGCACGCAGG